TACGCGCACGTAGTTCTGTATCCAAAGCTTTCTGTGCGTTGTATCCTTTCTCACAAACACCGCGACCCCAGAAACGACCCGGTACAATATCCCAAGGAAATGCAACGACAGGACGGTCTTCCATCATGCATGGATTTGCTTCAGCTTTAAGAAGAATACCACCATTTGCAATAACAACCATTGCTTCTATATACTCTGTGCCTTCTTCAGAAATATCTTCATCTTCCATGTCATACACAGTCGTTTCAAACAAGTCACGAGGCACAAGGCCATAGTATTTAGTTAAACGTACCTTGTCTTCAAAGTGTACAGTTAAGTCTTGATCTGGTTCTAGGTCACTGTCAGGCGGAGCAGTCCCAACTTCTATATTATTATAGACACCTTGTTCTTGTAAAATTTTAACTTGGTGATAAGGAACAAACTCGTCAATTGCAACACCTAATGCTTCTTGGATATTAGTAGCAACAGGATCAATCAAGAAGTTCTGTGGGAGTACAGGACGTAGAGTAAATACAGTGCGGTTGCGTTCCATAACACCAACTGCCCGCATTTCACCATCAAGAATTGGTTGCGTTGCAGGAATAAACTCTTTACGTTCTTCTGCGACAATCTCAGCAACACCAGTACCAAAAACCGCGGCATTGATTAAGCATTCAGCAATCTGCTTACGTACACCAACAAAATTAAAATCTTCTGTTAGTTGTTCACGTACAAGTTGTATGTCGCCTTGGTTTGGATCGGCCATGTCGTCTTTAATATCAAAGAACTTACCACGACCAAAGGTAGCTTCTTCTACTTCTGCAACACTAGACTCAACAGCCTGTTGTAGTGCAGGAGAAATAATACGTGATCGTTCTGACTGCCGCATTGAATCATCAGCGGCCCAGATACCACGCCATAATCTGTAGTATTCATCAAACTTTTCTTGGTAGTTTGCTTCATAATGATCACGCCAAGTGTTACATTTCTGCATCACCCAGTTTTCTAATGAACCAATCTTTGTAAAATCCTGTTCGTAATCCATGTTAATATCCTGCTACTGGGTCAAGTATTTCAAAATCATCTTCTTCGTAATCGTAGTAGTACGATACTTTAGCTAACTGATCAATGTATGCAAGGGCATCAACCAAGTCATCATGCACAAGAGTATTGGGAAACTGGAATAGTTCATCTAAGAACTGAGCATTCCAGTCACCTTTATTTAGAGTTATTTGTTTGTGTTCAAACCGTCCTTGTAATGCCCATACAACACGATCTGTTTTCTTTTTATTGCCATGCGTCAATTCTTCAACACGAAAGAATCGTTGAGATGATTTCATGATATCAGTTAAGTAAGGGAGCACTGCATTTTTTAGCGCACCTTTTTCAATACCTACAGCTACGGGTTGGTACTTAGCAACCGCATCAAATATTTTCTTTGCCGTCTTTTTAATATCCCAACGGCCATGTATAATATCAGCTACCCACCAACCATTTTCGTTGGCCTTAACAACTGCAATAGCTGTTTGGTCAAGCTTTTTGTTTTTACTTTTGGTTGCTGATTGCACATCTGCAAAACCCGCAAGGTCAACTGCAATATAGTAATCACCATGCTCAGGTTCATCTTTATCAAACTGTACCCAATCCTCTTTGAAGATCTCTGACCCCATAGCTTCAAACGATGCCATAAACTCTTGCCGAAATGCATAAGAGGACATGCTCTTTTTAGCTGTGTCAATCTCTTCTGGATCAAGCAACGGGTTGTCATAAGATGTAAAATGCCAAGCCTTATAGCTCTCATCATCGCCCATCTCGGCGTAAGTGATGAGTTCATAGAAATGGTTTCTCCCCATTGGTGTACCAATAAACATGGCATCACCTTTTTGGTCAGCAAGTGCAGGTCTCAGGATTTGTTCCCATACACTGGGCTTCATATCCGCATATTCGTCCATGACAAGGAACTTAAGGGATACACCACGCATTGTTTCCGGTCTGTCTGCACCCTTTAGCGATATAATTGCACCGTTAATGAGAGTGATTTGCAAGTTGTTAATATGTGATCCCTTAATAACAGGATGAGCAATCTCTAGTAGAGTCTGCCACATAATATCACGAGCCTGTCCCTGAGTAGGCGCAACATAAAACACATGACCACGGTTAGCTTGCAGTGCATAAATTACAAGCATCCACGCCGCTAGTCTTGATTTACCTGTACGTCTACCTGCGGCAACAATTTTAAAGCGAGTTGTGTCGCTGAAGACTTCTTGTTGCCAAGGTAGTAACTGAACATTAAGATCTGTCATCGGCGAGCGTATGGAGTTCCTTGTAAAAGAATAGAATCAATTTTATCAAACTCGCTTTCAAACCCTGTTGTTTGTCCTTGAAGTTCTTCCATTGAAATTACTTCCTCCTGCACTGGCTGAGGCTCAACAGTCGGTGGGACTACTGGCTCAGGCCGTTGCTGTACAGGAGGTAACTCAAAATCCAGACGACCCGGCTCCTGTAATGGTACAGGAATATCTTCAAAACCCGGACCACCTTTTAGTTCAGCTTCGTATAATCCTGCATGAGTTCTAAACTTTCTGCGTTTATCAGGATCATTTTCTGTTTGGTGAAACATGCCCCACCACTGATCAAGGTCCATTGACTCAAGTTTTTTAAAGTCAGAGCCTTTTCTCATACGATGATCAGTTAAAAATAATAACTGTTGTTTGTCCAGAGGCAACTCAGCAGGGTTAAAGTTTTCTGGTAATCCAACCAACCATTCAGGAGGATCTTCTCCTAAAACTTTTTCGTAATAGTTTAATGCACGCTGTCTAGCAACAATAGCAGAGTTAGGTTGATCAGTCTCTGCTTCTTTGTTAATCCGCCATTTTTTCGTACCAGTATTAGGATCTATATACGAATACCCAATTTCATATTGGAACGCACCACGTCCGGGACCACCTCCCATCTGTACACGATCAGGAATAATACCAGTACGCTTTTCTGAGTCCCAACTCTCATGAAATGCAATCTTATTCATTGCATCTTCAATCAATGCAGGAGACATATTCTTCTCTTCAGCAATAAGATTTAAAATCCGTTGCGCTTCACTCATGGTCTATGACCTCTCCTTCGTCCTCAACACCAGTAATGGTTGTTTCTCCACCAACACCAGTGATGGTAATGTTAACAGAAGCTCTACCACCTCCTGCATCTTTCTCAAAATAACTAACAGGTAGCATTCTGTCCATTAATAATTTCCATGCCGCCGCCTGATTCTTGTGTTCATCGTCTAATGCGGCATTGACAATACTGTCTAGTACCTTTCGAGACTTTGGACTGGCTAACAAACGAGCTTTCATCTCATTGATTGCCGCCGCATCTCCGGGAGGTCTTCCTCTTACACCTCGGTTACCCACCTTTTTTGCCTCAACAGCTACTTTAGGGGGTCTACCTACTCTTTTCTTTGGAGTATTCTCTGTCATATACAGTACTCTGTAGTTATCGCAACAGTCATTGCAAGAGTTAATTATCATTTAAGAATAATATTTCTCTTGCGTTATCTTTTAAGTGTAAATATTATATCATACTTTTGTTGATTTGTCAAGTCTATTTAACATAATATCCTATATTGTCCCTTCTTCAGCGGGTTTCATGAGGCCCGTAGTTCTCCGCAGACGCGCTCAAGTCTTTGTAAATGCAAATGATTCTCATCTGTAAATGATTCTTATTTAAATTTCTTATTTTACCTTTTTTTGTGTCTAGGTAGGGCCATATATCGAGCCATTCCCATTTGCCGGCCCCCGGTGGGGTCACTTTGGCACGCCTCTTGCATGGCAAAACTAGGGAATTTCTGGCATGGTTCTTGCTTGGCGATAGATTCTGACTATGGAAGTGTGTGTATTTATAAAGTACCCCTATGGATAGTTTTTATTTATGACCTATGGCATATCGATAAAAATATACAATGGAACTGATAGCGGTAGAATCCGGTCTAACCTAACAAGAGCGCAATTCCGCGTCTCGAAAATGAAGGTTAAGCATACTTAACGAGGAATCGAAAAATGGATATTAAAGCAGAAAGTAAATTGTTCGCGGATTCAGTTACAGGACTGGAGCAAGCGAAAGGAAAGGCGGTTGAGACATTGATCACAATCATTGAGAACAACACGCTGGGCAAGGAAGTCATAGAGCAATTCATCGAGGAATTCGCCAAGAAAGTGACCAAGACTGTGAAGCCGAACACCTTGAAGGTTTATAAGTCACAGATTCGGAAGATCATGACTAATGCGGTTAATCACAAAGAGGAAGTGATAGCGAAAGGAAAAACGGCCGGTAACCTAGACCAGTGGTACAAATCGTTTTTCGATGCTCCAACGAAACCGTCAGGTACACCAACAAAGACCACAAAATCAGACGGGAAGACTGACGACAAGCTAGGCGCGGACGACAAGAAACCAAGTGATCAACGTGACTACGTTAAGGAGTTTCACGATTCTGCCAAGGTGATGCTTGAGTCGGGCATGACGGCTAAGCAACTACACGCCGTGATCGATGAACTAGCCAAGCAGATGACCGCGAAGGCGGCCTAATCCGGAGGGGGCGAAAGCCCCTTCTTTTAAGCATACTTAAAAAGGAGTACATTTGTGGATACATTTGTGACAATCTTTGTGATTTCATTTGTGGCCTTTCTGTTGGGTACAGGTGGATATTTGTTCAAGACTATCTATGAGATGATAACAGGAGAGGACTGTGAGTAACTTTGAGCTAATGAATCCGCTATTGCATTCGTTTTTGCATGGCGTAGAAATAACTGCGATGTTCTTTGTGGCATTGTATTTGATATCTAAAGTAGGAGAGTAATCATGAGTAAGATTGGAATTATTGAAGCACAAGACTTGATGAATGCATTTGTGGATGCTGTTGTTGATGAGTGCAAGACTGCGGCTAGTGTTGACGACTACTTCCGTTGGGACACACATGACCAGACTTGGCAGTTGCGTTCGCGCACTGAGATGTGGGGTTCATACTGGACTATCCGCAAGATATCACACGGTCTCAAGTACAAAGAGTCTCGTGAGTTAGAGACTAAGATGGATGAGTTTGTCCACCAATATGCCGCGACACTTGCGGCCACTAATATTACTATCGAAGAAGAGGAGAACTAAGATGTTCAAGAAATACAATCCTGCGATCAATGCGTATATGCAAGAGTGCCATGAACAGATGGTTGATGGTATTGTTGCTGTTGTGTTGACGATTAAGATGCCGCATTGGATGTGGCCTAAAATGATGGATGACTTTCGCAGAAATGGACGGGAGTCTCAGTACTTGTTCGGGTTCAAGCGCAAGACGTATGAGTATCTACTTGAGCATGGGCCTGAGTTGTACGATGATCTAATGGAGTTGTGGATGACTCCCAAGAAGGAACTTGGAGGGACTGTCCATACCAAGGATGGTGCAATGATGATGCGTTTGCTCGATGTGCCGGGACTCGGCCTAGCTAAAGCAGGCTTTGTCATGCAGATGATGTTCGGTCGTGTTGGGTGTATGGATGTGCATAACGTGCGTAGGCTCTACAAGGTTGACATCAAGGATGTGACTATATCCAAGGGTATGAAGTCTGATGCCAAGAAGTTTGAGAAGGTCATGAACTACGTCAATCTGTTCAAGGGTAATCGTACCACTGAGAAGATCTGGGACTCATGGTGCGAGCAGATTGTGTATAACAGGTGTAACCGTGGACGTTTTACCTCTGCTGATGAGGTGTCACGTTTACATCTAACTGTACTAACAGGAGAGTAAGTTCTCATCAGGTGATGAGGTATCCGCATTCCATGTGCAAGCATTAGTAGGAGCGTAATATGAAAGGTGTGTTAGTAGATCCATATCTCAAGACGATTGAGAACGTGGAAGTGGGTGACTGGACAGATATCAAGAAGCATTTGCAATGTGATATCTTTGGCAGTGGTGGGTATGACGAGGGTGGTGATGCCATCTACGTCAATGACGAGGGACTGTACACTGAGACAATGTTCTGGTATGCTCCTGAGATATACCCTTATCCATATGCGGGGAGGGTGCTGTTCCTTGGTATTAATCGTGCCAATGGTGAGTCACAAGATGCGTGGCTTGATGATGTCGATGTGATGGACATTGACCACAAGTTTATGACTCGTGATGAAGTAGCAGTGATGGGAGATTTGCACTGATGCATAGGTGTGCTGAGTGTGGTAAGCGTGCAGATGTGGTAGAGCGTGACGTGTTCTACCTCTGCGCATTATGTTGGTTGAAGAGGTATAAGAAATGAGCTTGTATAAAGATGGTTGTGAGTATACATGTACTCACTGGTGGTATGACTCAGATGACAATGACTATGAAGTCACTGCGATCTGGAAGTTTGAGAGAGGTTATGACATACCTGACTCATGGCATTTGATTGATGTTGAAATTGATGGGATGTATTCTCGTATCTTAGCGAACAATCATGCTGATGAGATACTGTCAGGGTGTCGCAACGGTGGGTCTGTGTGGTGTGACATTGAAAGTCAAGGTCCAGATGAGATAGGTTTAAAAGAGGTAGATTATTCATGAGTAAATATTACAGTGATGATGAAATCATAGAACGTATTATTAATGTTGGCAACGGTAAAGATTCATACGAGTGGCTTGCTGATCTAGTACGGCAACGATTTATACTGAAAGACAATCAACTGTCTTGGTTAAGAGAAAGAGTTAATGTAGCCGCTAATATTATCGGGCATCAAACAATTACAGAAGCACAGGAGTATGAGTAATGATTTGGTTTTCAACAGACTGCATGGCTGACTGGGTTGCGTCACTTCCTGACGAGTTCAACTGTGTGGAAGACGAGGAAGGTATCCGTGATGCCACAGCGACTCGACTACGCACACAACAAGATCACATTAAGTTTCTTGAGCAACGTGTTGATTTAGCTGAGAAAGTTATTGGTGAATTGTACTTGATATTGAAGGAAGTTGATGCTATATGAGTATTTCCAAAGCTGTAATAATCTATGCTATAATCATAGGGTTCGCATTGATAGGGAGATACTTAAATGAGATGTCTGGGATGTAACAAAGAGTTGACTGACTTTGAAGCGACTCGCAGGTATGCCGACTCAGAAGAGTTTGTCGATATGTGTAACGATTGTTTTAGTCACACAGGAATCAAAGCT